AGGTAAAACCACTTGGAGAATTAAAGGTGGTAATGCCAAACAGGAACCAGGGGAGACTATATCTGAATTTACTTCAGAACTTAATCCCAATCTATCAGATTCCATTGAAAATTTTATTGATGAAGCAGTAAGTCTTTCAATGGATTTGTATGAAATGGAGTAATATGAATATTCGTGACAATATAGAAAGGGGGCTATACACCTATGATGGGAACTATCCCCATTTTGTAAAAAAGTGTCCTGAGTGTGATAAACCTTATAACAAGAAAGATTTCTATTGCTCTCTTTGTGGAAGCTATCTTAAACACAAAGAAAGATATAGCAAAAGAAATAGGTATAGGTGAAAGGACATTGTATCACTGGATGAGTCAAGAGAATTTCATTGCTGAATGGCAAGAGCATTCGAAGAAATTAAAGGCTCAACTTATGCAAGAAGGATCAGACAGGATGGTTGTAAACGGTAAAATGTCTATTCAAAATATAGTGTATTTGGCTAATAATGCAGCTTCAGAGCGTATTAGATTGGATGCAAATGAATTTATATATGAATCAATTTACGGAAAAGCTACCACAAAGATTGACCTTACAGCACAAGCAAAACAACCGGAAGAAGATGTTAATGTACTGGAAGAATTCGAAGAAATAAAAGAATAAATTCTTTCTTTTATATGGATAATTGATAGATTCTTAACTTATTTTAAAAAAACTAATTTTAATAAAAATATTAAAACACTTGATATAACTGTGTTATAACCTTGTTTTAGTATGTCTTTTGAGATGTGCGTAACATTTATTTCGTGTAATTAGAGTTGTATAGAATAGTACATTCTATACAATACGGGGTATATTCTATTTTTTGGTAATTAATTTGTGGTGGTGGTTAGCTCCACAATTATTTTCACTAAAATTTAGCTTCAAAAATCTTATAATACACTAATATTAACTATTACAAGAGATTAATAATTAAAAAAAGGAGTAAATAAAAATGATACCAAACAAAGTTAAAATTGCAGGTCAAATAATAAATGTTTTGTTTGATAACCGTTTAGCAAGTGGTGAAGATAGATATGGTGTATGTAATTGTATAAAAGGTGAAATAACAATTGATTCTACTCAGCCAATAGAACATCAAGAATCTACTTTTATTCACGAAATTATTGAAAAAATCAATGCTGATAATGAATTAGAATTAGAGCACAATAAAATAACATGTCTTGCAACACAATTACATCAAGTACTTAAAGATAACAAAATATCATTTTAATTTTAGAGTGGGGTGATTACAATTGCAAATTTAAGTTTAAACACGAAGGAAGATAGACTTTTATTATATAAATATCTTACAAAATTTTATGGTGAAAAACAAACACAAATTATTTTAGAAAAATATAAAGACAAATTATGGGATTACGGTGGAGTAGCTTGGAGTTTAGGTCAAAAAAGCATCGAATACTTTTGTTTATATTATTTGCAAGATGTATTCACACCTAAAAAAAGTAATCAAGCAAGAAAACTTAGCGAAACTCATTACGAAGTGTGGGATTTAATAGAACAATCTATAATTAAAAATGAATTTGACAAACTCGTATTATGTCTACCTAGAGGATTTGCAAAAACAACAATTGTTACATTTGGTACAGTTATTCATCAAACATGTTACAGGTCACATTATCAGATAGTTGTTGGAAAGACTGAAGCTGATGCACAAGGATTTATTTTCGATGTCAGAAAAACTTTAGAAGAAAATGAATATATCAAACAAACGTTCGGTGAATTAATAGACACTAAAAATTTCATTGTAAATAAAAATGAACTTTGTCTAACTAATAATTGTAAAATACATGCAGACCAACAATTATATATTTAGATGATATACAAGGTCTTGATGATGTTATAACAGAGCAAGCAAAACAAAAAAAGATGGAAACATTTCAGAAAGATATCCTCTATGCAGGAGACGATCCTGTAGTAAGAGATGGAAAAGTAATAAAAAATAGTACAAAATATTTTATATCAGGTACTGTCTTAGCAAAGGATTGTTTTATATCACAACTTTTGAAAGATAAAACATATAAATCAATAGTAAGAAAAGCTGTACTTGTTGATGATATTGACGAATTATTTTCAAACAACTATTGGACAAAATTTAAAGAAATATTTTATGATAATAAAAATCAGTATGCCGAAATTGATGCAAATAATTACTATCTTGATAATTTAGAAAAATTAAAATTTCCTGTTCTTTGGGAGGACAAATGGGATTGTAAATATTTGGCATTAAAATATTTTTCTGATCCTGTAGCTTTTAAACAAGAAATGCAAAATGATTCTACTATTGCTGTTGGTAATAAATGTTTCTTTAATATTAAAACTTTTTCTGAAGCTGATTTAGAACAAATTGAATTTGAAAAAACAATGATGACGGTTGATTGTGCTGTTGAGACAGGGGAAAAGAATGATTTTAGTGCTGTATGTATTGGAAGTAAGACCAGTTTAGGACACAGATATATTCGTAAAGGCATGATCTATAAATTGCATTTTGATGAATCACTGGAAGTTGTATTTAATCTCATTAAAAATTATGAAGATATTACCCATGTTATGGTTGAAAAAAATACGTTTCAAGGTAGATTTGCTTCAGAACTTCGCAAAAAAATAGATACCGATCCTGATTTGTCATATCGTAATATCGTTATTATCAACGAAAGACAAAACGCAAATAAGGAGAATCGAATCAGGTCAATAGCTGGAAAAATCAATAACGGATTTATAATTTTCAATGAGGAAGATGAAGATTTCTATAACCAAATTCTTAGTTATCAGGGATCAGATTTTGGGAAAGATGACAGTGTCGACTCAGTAGAAATGCTTGATTCAATGATAGATGAAATAAAAATTAAAAAACCAATAAAAATTTTAAACAGAAATATTTTTTACAGGAGGTGAAAATTTGAGTAAATATATCGATTATGCTTTAGGGCAATTAAGAATTAATCAAGGTGCTATGCAAACATACAAAAATTACTACATAGGAAATCATGATATATTAACTTCTTACAAATTTGAGGAAGCAAGGTCAAATATGAAGATTATATGTAATTATTTTAAACGATTTGTTAATGAACGTGTCAGTTACATATTAAGTAATCCAATTAATTACATCAGCAAATCAGGCAATGAGGAAATTGTTAATCTAATTGATGAACATTTTGATATATTTGATAGATTACACGATCAAGCACTGTTAAAAAAGGCTTTAATTTACGGATATGCATACGAATTACAATACCTTAATAATGAAGGTAATTTTAAAACTACTTCGTTAAGTCCTATGAATTGTTATGCTATTGAAGATGGTACAGTTGAAAAAAATATATTACTTGGTATTCATGTTTGGACTAATAGTTTTGAAGATCAAGAATATATGGATGTCTATACTCCTGATAAAATACAGAATTATAAGTTAAATGATAATAATTATACTTTAGTAAAAGAATATAACAACAAATTTGGTAAAGTACCTTTCATAATTATTGAAGCAAACGAAGAGAGAACATCACTACTTAATGACATTAAAAAACTGAATGATGGTATTAATCAGGTTTTGAGTAATATGGTAAATGAATCAAATGATTTTAGAGAAGCTATCCTTGCTGTAGTTAATGCTACTTTCGATAATGACCAAATAACGGAAATGATAAAAAGTGGTGCTATTATGTTAGACAAAGATGGAGATATGAAATGGATAACAAAACAAATACCTTCAGAATTCGTTTCTTTTGTATTAGATAATCTGGAAGAAAAAATATATAAAATGTCTTCAACATTAGATACAAACGAAAAACTGCAAAGTAATCTGTCAGGTGTTACAATGAGGTCAAGACTTATATCACTAGAGAATGTTTGTTCACTTCTACAAGCACAAATTGAGAAGGTTATAAGGCAGAGATTAAAGAATTTTTTTGAAATACAAAGAATTAAAACAAACAAAAAATATAATCTAAATGATATAGGTATTAAATTTACACCCAATATACCTCAAGACTTGGTTGGTACTGCTGATATTATAACTAAATTACAAAATCAAGTATCGCAGGAGACACTATTATCATTATTGCCTTTTGTAAGTAATCCTAAATTAGAATTAGAAAAATTTTTGAAGGAAAAACAATTACTTGAAGGTATTGATCTTGATATTGTGGGTGGTAACAGTGGCTAATATTAATAAGGAAATTATCGCTATTAAAAAAGACTTAGAAAAATTAACTACTTCAAAGACAAAACCACTTATACAGGCATATAAGAGAGCGTTAGACGAAACAAGAAAAGAAGTTGGAGCTATTGTTCTAAAATATACAAAAGAAGGTGCTATTAGTGTATCAAAAATACAAAGATACAGTATTTTGAAGTCTTTACAGAAGCAATTACAGGAGCAAATCAAAGATTTAGGCGGTTTAGATGAAAAAATTACTACTCATATTTTAGAAAAAGTCTATTCTGAATCGTATTATAAGACTGCTTACACGATTGACAAAGGTATTGAAGCGGGTTTAGATTTTTCTATACTAAAACCAGAAATGGTCAAATCAGCAGTTTTTACACCGATTGAAGGTAAAATGTTCAGTGACAGGATATGGGATAATAAAGATGTACTTGTTAAAAGGGTTCGCAGAGATGTTGAGAAGGTTTTAATCAATGGTGAATCACCTGAACACCTTGCAAGAGTTATTAAAAAGGATTTTGGCGTATCTGCTTATGAATCAAAAAGGCTTATTAATACTGAAGTAGCAAGAATGACTTCAACAGCGCAAGACGAAATATACAAGTCTTCTGATGTAGTTAAAAAAGTTATGTGGGATGCTACTTTAGACTCAAAAACGAGTGAAATTTGTGAAAATTATAATGGGAAAATATGGGATGCCAATAGCAATCATCCTATACCTCCAGTTGATAGTCATCCAAATTGCAGATGTAGCTTAGTTCCTGTAATTGATGACTGGAAACCAACAAAAAAACTGGATAATGAAACAAAAAAAGTTGAAGATTATAAGAGCTTTTCAGATTGGAAAAAAAGTAAAGGTATTTAAACAGTTTATATTATAGGCTGTTTTTTTATATTACAAAAAATTAATTGCACTTACAGGACATGTGACGTACTGATAAGGGCAAAAGGAGATTACAAAAATGGAAATTTCAGAGATTAAAAATTATATCGAAACAAATAAAGATAACGAAGAAGTTAAAGCATACTTACAGGAACTTACCAAAGTCACTGTTGAGGGTGTGGACGAATTTGTTAAAAGTGATGAAGGTAAAAAATGGATAGGCAAACAAAATGATTCATTTTTTAGCAAGTCATTAGAATCATGGAAAAAAAATAATCTAGAAAAAATTCTTGAAGATAAATATAAAGAACTGCATCCTGAGCCAGATACAAAAGATGTAGAACTTAGAAAACTTCAACAAAAAATTGAGAATATTGAAAAAGAAAAGTTAAAGGAAACTCTAACAAACAAAGCACTAAAAATTGCAAATGAAAAAAGTCTACCTACAAGTTTGATTGATTATTTTGTTTCTGATTCAGAGGAAAATACGGTTAAAAATCTTGAAAAATTAGAAACTGTTTTTTCTGAATCAGTCCAAAAATCAGTCGAAAAAAGACTAAAAGATGGAAATTATACTCCTCCAGGTGGAGGAAGTGACGAAAAAGACAAAGATATAACCGAGTTTAAAAAAGGACTAGGATTATAAAAAAAATAATTAGGAGATGTTAAATTATGGCAAATACTATAACAAGTGCATCAAAATATGTTCCTCTTTTGGATGCCAAATATGCGTTAGAAGCAAAAACAAGTATTTTAGATACCGATAACGAATTAGTAAAGCAAAGTACTTTGGACGCTGGTACTGTATATGTACCTTCATTTACATTACAGGGTCTTGGAGATTATGACAGAGACAGTGCAACTGGTTTTGTAAGTGGAAATACCACTCTATCATGGGCAGCTCATACATTTACTCAGGACAGAGGAAGAAGCTTTACAATTGATAGAATGGATAATTTAGAAACAGCAGGGGTCGCATTCGGAAAATTAGCCGGTGAATTCATAAGAACTAAAGTAGCTCCAGAGTTGGATGCTTACAGAATGTCTGTTCTATACAGTAACGCTGGTACACTCGTTGCTGCTACTCCAACATCGGGTACAATACTTGATCTTATTGATACAGGTATTGCTACATTAGATGATGCAGAAGTACCAGAGAGTGACAGGATATTGTTTATTTCTGTTAACTCATACAATCTTTTGAAACAATCAAGCGATTTCGAAAAAAGATTTGATTTACAGAGCGAAAAAGGTGTAATTAATAGAAATGTGGCTTATTTAGACAATTTGAGAGTTGTCAAAATGCCATCAACTCGTATGTATACAGCAATAAATTCGTTGGACGGAAGTTCAGGTGGTGAAACTGCGGGTGGATATACACAAAGTGGTTCAGCTGATCTTAATTTTGTGATTGTGTGGAAAGGTGCAGTTGTACAAATTGTTAAGACTGCTACACCTAGAATTTTTAGTCCTGAACAGAATCAATCTGCTGACGGTTGGAAATTTGATTACAGAATCTACCATGACAGCTGGGTTCCTGCAAATAAACAAGACGGTATTTACGTTCATTATCAGGCTTGATTTTGATATTACTTAATCAACAAGAAAAGGTAAATATTGTAAAAGGGGGCTGTTATAAGACAGTTCCCTTTTATTTATTTCAATCAAATTATCAATCAAAAGGTTTTGAACTAGTCGAAGATGTAGATATCCGTCAAAAGGTTAATAATCTAGAAAAAGAGAATATTGAATTAAAAACAGAAAATAAGCAGTTAAAAACACAAAATAACAAGTTGAAAACAGAAAATAAGCAGTTAATTGAAAAAAGTAAAAATCTTAGCAGATTTATAACAAAAAAGAAAGAAAATAATAAAAGCTTAAAAGATATGACAATGGTTGAACTGAAAAAAATCGCAAAAGAGAAAAATATTAGCAGTTATAAGTTGAAAAAGAAACAATTAGTCAAAAAAATTAAGGAAATGGGAGGGATATAAATGTTAGAATTATTAAAAGCGATATTAGGTATTGATAATGATGATTTGGATGATGTTCTTGATTTTTATTTAGAAAAATCTATGAATTCGATAAAAAATTATTTAAACATCGACATGGATGAAGATGATCAGGATACTTATTCTAATCAGATAGTTGATTTGGCTTACTTTTTCTATACTAATAAAAATTTATTAGGTATAAAACAAAGTACTCAGGGAGCTAGGTCAAAATCAATTGAATTAGGCATACCACAACACATTAAAGAATCTCTCCCAAAACCTAATGTGGTGGTGATTGAGTATGTTTCAGAATAAAGAGATTGAAATTATTACCTATATTGCTGCAACTCCAACTGATGATTATGGGATGGAAAATGAAGGTGTAGAAAGTGTTGTTGATAGTTTATATGTTGATGTTCAGCCAATATCAAAGGATTTAGCATTTAAAATATTTGGATATGTTGATGATGTTTCATATAGGATTTTTTCTGATGTCAATGAAAATCTGAATACTGGTACAATCATTAAGTATGATGATAATTATTATAAGATAGTTAAGCTGATTGTTTGGGATAATTATTACGATATGTTGGTTGATGCCTATGGATAATTATTACGATATGTTGGTTGATGCCTATGGATAATTATTACGATATGTTGGTTGA